TCAAACAGACTCCTAAACCCGGTCAGGGTGGAACAGGAAAACAGGCTCCGGCAATGACACTTGAGAAGTTCAGGAAGCTCTCCCAGGTGGAGCGAATGAAGTTCGCGAATGAATTCCCGGTGGAGTATCAAAAGCTCTATAACGGAGGTTAAAGATTTATGGCTATCACAGATTATAGCACCACTTCCCTTGCTTCTGTCGTTACGAAGAATCAGGGATTCGTATCCCAGGAAATTGAAGATACTTATCTTTCTCATCTGGATCTAAACGGTTTCTGCACTATCGACAACACCCTCCAGGGTGTTCCCGGCGATATCAGAACGATCGATACTTATGGCGCGACCGGTGTTGCGATTGATGTCGCAGAGGGTGAAGGAAACACTACGTCCATTGCAACCACGCTGACCCCGCAGAGATATCAGATCAAGTGCGCGCAGGCATGGTTCAGATATTCCGATGAAGCGCTGATGCGTGATCCGGTCGCGGTTCAGACCGGCCTGAATCACATGGGCGTAGCCATGTTCAACAAGGTCAATGGCGACATCTGGACGCAGATGAACAGTGTGACCGGCGAAGCACATACGCTCAGTGCTGCGGCTCCTGACTTTGACGCGTTTGTCGATGCAGCTTCCAAGATTGCTGTTAAGGACGCTGCGGGAGAAACCGCTCTGGACGCACAGCAGAGATTCATTCCGACTCTGTTTGCTCTGATGAGCAAGGCAGATATCGCCAAGGCTCGTAAGGCGATGAAGGAACAGATCGTATATGATCCGCTTTATGCATGGACTCCGGGATATGTCGGATCCGTTGCCGGTGTAAACCTCTACTTTAAGCAGAACGCAACTGCCGGTACGATCATTGTTGGAACAAAGAAAGCGGTCACAGTTTTCAACAAGACCGGCGTAAACGTGGAGAATGCTGCGAGAAGCGGCGGCACGACCGGAACCGCAAACCTGAGATTCAACGATGTGTATGCCCGCAAGTACTACATCGCTGCGCTGACTGACGCAGACCAGATCTGCAAAATGACCATTACGGGAGCAGAAGGGGCAACTGGTGCTACCGGTGCGTAATGAATGATCCTGTTTACAAGTCAGAGGCCGCTTGAACGTGCTGAGAACATCAAGGCTGTCTATGATGCCTACGATGGAGAAAAAGCATTTGCCAGGATGAACCCTTATCGGCAGATTCCCGATTTGCACTGTGGCAAGTATGAATTGCAGGTGACGGACGAATTACCGTCAGACACTGTTGGTAAATGCTTATTCATCGGTCATGGGTTGGGTGCAGGAAAGACCTACGGGTTAGATCAACCACATAGGTATTTCAATCGCCCGGATCTCATAACAATCGCTACAGCATCAAGTGAGAGCATTGTGCCTCTTGTCGCGAAGCAATGCGGCATATCGGAAAGTCAGGTAGTGCCGATAGGGATGCCAAGGACGGACGCGTACTTCCGAAAGAAGCGTAAGAAGTCCAGCGGAAGAAACTATCTGTATGCGCCGACTTTCCGGTCAGGGAATTGGAGTCCGAACTGGGGCGAGTTGCAACGGTGGCTGAATGACGATGAGAAATTCATTGTTAAGCCACATGTCGTGACAAAGCACCTGCTGCCGAAGGCAACGGAGAATATCGTTGAAGCTGACAGTGGGATCCCGTCAACGGATTTCCTTGTTCAAGCGGATGTGCTTGTAACGGACTTCTCTTCCATCATGTTTGATGCGTATGTAATGCGCAAACCAGTTGTCCTGTTTGCCAAGGATCGGTATAGGTATCTGGAAACCAGAGGTATGTACCGCACATATCCTGCAATGTATTCGGATTGTTTCTGCGACAATGAACAGGAACTTGCAGAGAGAATGCGAGATGTGCAGTGGACAGAACATATGGAGCATCTCAGGGAACATCACGCAGGCGCGTGTGACGGACACTCGGTAGAACGGTGTATCGACCTGATAAGGAGTCTGATATGAAGATCCTGATCGCAGTTCCGACATTCGAAAACATTATGCCTGATACGTTCAAGGCTATATATGACCTTGATACGACCGGGCATGAGGTAGAGTTTGAGTTTGTCCGTGGGTATGATTGCGCAACAGCCAGAAACCATATCGTACAGATGGCTCTTGATAAGGGTGTCGATTATGTGCTGATGGTCGATAACGATGTTGTTCTGCCGAAAGACGCACTGCAAAACCTGCTTGATGATCCGAAGGATGTTTGCCTTGGATTCTATGCACACCGTGACCGTGACAACATCTATCGTGGACGGACCTGCGTCTGCAAGCTGGTGAGTGATGAAGGAATCATGTATTTCAATTACCCACTGGAGTCAGAATATACCGCAGAAGATCTTAGGGACCTGAGAGAATGCGGTGAATACAAGGTCCAGATTCACGGTGGTGGCATGGGGTGTGCTTTGATCCGTACTGACGTGTTCAGGCAGATCGAGTATCCATGGTATGACTGGGTGAACTACTCTGATGAGCATCGTGGAATGCTTTCGGAGGATCTGTACTTCTGTGAGCAGTGCAAGTTGTATGACATTCCGATTTATACGGATTCGAGGGTCGTATGTGGGCATCTGTTAAGACGCATTCAGTACGCCGAATAGGGAGCGAAAAATGTATAAGGTTATACATCAGTTTTTGGATCTTCAGGATGAGAACCATCACTACAAGGTCGGGGATGCCTTCCCCCGCAACGGCAAGAGAGTTTCTGCAAAAAGGGTAGCAGAACTGTCCGGCTCAGATAACAAAATAGGGGAACCGTTAATCGAGAAAATCGAAACCAAGAAACGTACCAGGGAGTAACAGTGGAGGGCATCATGATGACCGATGGTGAAAAGCTTGAAATGCTGAGAGCCTTGATAGGGTCTTCGACATTGTCGGATGATGCCCTCATGGTTTATCTGAAAATTGCTGAAGACGAGGTACTTCGTAGGTGCTATCCGTTTGCGGCAGATACTCAGAATTACAGTGTACCAGATCGGTACGTTACCATTCAGATCCGTCTTGCAAGAAATGAGGTTCTCAAGATCGGCGCTGAAGGTCAGTCCAGTATGTCAGACAACGGAGTGTCGAGGGTCTACGAATCTGATGATGTTCTCCTGAGAAGGATCGTGCCATATGCTCATGTCCCGGGGGTGGTAGCTGATGAAATTACTTGAACGGGATAAGAGAGAGTTCTGGTATGCCAATTATGTTGGCAGAACAATGCTCTACAATGGCAACAATCCGACAGGCGAGCGTTCAACGGAATACGCGGAACCGGCTCGGGCATATGGCACATTTTCCGTTCCGAATGGTGCGGCAACTGCGCGAGAGTTTGGCACATATATTGACTACGATTACGTGATCCATATGGATGGTCCCTCCTGTCCGTTTGACGAGAATGCAGCTATATGGCTGGACCATTCTCCGGATGAAGATCCTGATTTCAAAGTTACAAGGATTGCAGAGCCAAGGACGTATGTCGCCGTTGCTATTAGACAGTTGAGGTGATGCTATGAGAGGCGTGAAAAACCTTGTATCGAGGATTGAAGGCATAAAGAACGCCATCTCAAACAATATCCCGGACGCGATAAGGAAGGAAACGCAAACTGCGACAGGTATTGCAACAGGATTATACAATAGCGTTCCTTACGCAGGCACCAACGATGTAGTGGTATCGACAAGTGAACCTGGTAAAGGTGAGTTTTCCATAACTGCATCAGGAAGTGCAACACTGTTCCTCGAATTCGGTACCGGAATCTTGACTCCTCGAACTGGGGAACAGCTTGAGTTGGCAAATCAGTATCCTCCAGGGTCATGGTCCGCTGAACACAGCCAGTATTTAACTGATCCGGAGAAACTGAAAAAATATCAAGGGTACTGGCCTCTGCCATGGGGAGGAGGAAGACTTAAAACTAAGGGAAATCCTCCCGCAAATGCCATGTATCAGGCCAGAAAACATATGGAGACGAACGTCCCCGTTGTTGCAAGAGTGGAGATCAAGAGGGCGTTTAAATGATCGATATTGAAAATAAGGTTTTCAAAATCGTTTATGATGCTGTGATGGCATATGATGATTCAATCTATGTTACATCTGAGGTATCGCAAGCGCCTGATTCATTTCCTGCGGTATATGTCGAGCAGATCGACAGCTATGATCCGCCTGAGTTCAGAATATCTACTAAAGAAGAACTCTACGCTGCAGTTGTGTTTGATGTACAAGTATTCAGCAACAAACCGAGCGGGAAAAAGGCGGAAACCAAATCCATCTTTACGGTGATTGACAATGCACTGCGTTCTGCCGGATTTGGGCGGATAACAAGCAATTATGTCGATCTGACCGATAACAGAAATAGTTCGGTAAGCAACAGAAATCAATCAATTATACGCCTGCTTGGCAGATATGAATGCCTTGCAGACGCTGGCGGCAACATCTATGCGCGGAGGTAAAAAATATGGCTTCTTTAACAGCTGGAACCTTCTTGATGAAGGGAACTGAGTCAAATGACACTATTACTTATACAAAACTTGTTGATATTTCGGAATACCCGGACATCGGATCTTCCGTAGACTCTCAGGATGTCACCACACTGAGTGATGCCTGCCATAAATACATTGATGCTCTTCCGGATACAAACGGTTCCGTAGAATTCAATGGATGGCTGTCAAAGGACGATTATGACGCGGTCATAGCTTTGGCTGGTGTAGAACAGTACTTCTGTATTGCATTCGGCGGTTCTCCGTCTACATCTGACAGTTCCATCATGGAACCGGACATTATCACCGGAACGAAGAGCGGTTCTACGTTGACGATTACTAAGAAGACAGGAGCGGAAACAGCCGCCACCTTCCTGGCGGTTCACTTCAAGGGAAAGATCCGTGTCCGTCTTGCTGGTGCCGGAACAGACGCGGCGCGTCCTGTTGTATATACGATCACACCGACCACGGGATATGTGGACGATGCTGGTCATATGCTTTGATAACCCCCCTTTTATCATTTATCCAATCCATACCAAAGAGGCTGTGCGCTATATAGCGCATGGCCTCAATTAACAAAAGGAGAAAATAATGGCGAAGACGATTACCTTCACATATAAGAAGACAGCTTACACGTTGGAATTCACGCGAGAGACAGTGACATTTCTTGAGCAGAATGGCCTGAGTATGAATGATGTTCAAAACATCAATGAAAGACCTATGACCTCTGCGATGCTTCTGTTCCGTGGTGCGTTTATCGCTCATCACAAGAAAGCTGCGTCTATCGATTCTTTGATGGAAGAAATCTGGAACAGCTTGCCGAATAAGAATGATCTGCTCATTGCTCTCAAGGAGATGTATGCAGAACCGCTTGAAGCACTGTTTGATGATCCTGATGATGCGGGAAAAACGACCTGGACGGTGAATCAGTAAGCCTATTCCCGTCCGAAGAAAAGAAAGAAGAAATTCTTTCTTTATCGAAGGTATTTCGTGAACAGTTTGCATATTACATCCATCTCGGCATGACCTATGAGGAATACTGGCGGTTGGATTGCGAACTGGTTCGCTCCTATAGAAAGGCTTACGAATATAAGCAGGAATATGACAATTCTCAGCTCTGGCTGCAAGGATTGTACATTTACAA